CCTGGTTATCATCACCAGTAACGCCAGATATGGGATCACCATCGCCAACAAAGTTATTGTCATTTATCTGTATTGATTCGTTGCCTATGCCTGAGATACCGCCGAAATTATAGCCTGTACCGCCGGTATCAATGATCGCGTACCCCCTAGATATTAGGATGCGCTCAGTTATTGTTATCGCTGAATCAAAGTTAATAAAGGTCTCGCCAGCGCCTATTGTTGCCGCCACAGGAAATACATCATCAAACTCTAGTCGAGTCCATGCGCCGTTAAGCATTAGGGCTGTAGTCGTGGTATCAAAAGATCCCAGCCTAGAAAACAGGACGCTATTGGGAAATCCTGTTATCTGCCCCATGTCGCCCGCGTGTGTAAAGCTCTGGAAGTTGAATATGGCGGGGGCCGTGCAGGTTATATCGTAGATGGGGCCTACAGTAGCGACTAGGCCTAGATGCCTAAGACTATAATAGCCATCACCAGTTATCATTGCTGTAGGGCAAGATGAGATTAACATATTGTCTTTAGTGCCATTACTAAAAAGAACTACTGATACTGAGTAAGCAATGCACCTTGTTCCAATATCGACCGCACCTAATATCTTATAAGAGTGACCAGGGGTTAAAGTAACCGTATCATCGTCGAAGTTCTCGAAGTCTTCGAGCTTGGTTATTATCACCTCATTGCCCGTTATAGAGCCGCCACCGATTAAAGGCTGCACAGTAAACCCGCCACCTTCGGCAGTAAATGCGCCAATTAATTGACCATCTGAGGCGTTAGCGATTAAAGTATCGCCATCATTTAATAAGGGGGTCTTAGCTGCGAAGTAATCAAAAGCGGATACTTCAGACTTAAGATCGGTAGTGCGATAAGTCCAGGTGTTAGGACTGTTGCTATTACCATGAGATGAAACTGGTGAAAAAGTACCCTGTGTAAAAGCCATATCCCTACCTATAAGTTATAATTATTCAGTTCAGGGGATCAACGGGAGAGGGTAGGGCCTCTCCCGCCCCTGATCCTATCCGACGGTTATAATGTTCTCACCGGGATATGCATCTGCCATCTTCTGGCGCACCATTCTTGCATACTCAGGATCAGAACTCATTTTCCGATTCCCGTGCTCATCCTTGGCAAACTGTAAGGCCTGTAACTCAGCCGCGCTAGTCTGGCTTACATTATTGCCCTCGCTTGGCTGTACTGAGCTATTACGGCTCTTAGCAATCAAAGCTTCGATAGCCTGTACACCGGCAGCAGTAGTCGCAACATCCGATAAGCCTTCTGCTTGCTCGGCATTCAGATTAGCCTTTGCCCAATTGCCAATGTTATCCACACGTTGTTGAGCGTTATCCCCAAGCAATCCCATCTGCTCAGAGACGCGGGCAGTCTCGGCTTCTTCTGCGTGCAGGCCTGTAGCATACTGGCTCTCAACAAACATATTAACTAAATCGTTTGCGGCCTCCTGGTTAATTCCCTTCTCTTTAGCAAACTCACTAAATGAGGCAATCAATGGATCGTCGGCACCAAGCTCAACACCGTTAGCAGTAAGATCATCAGATAGCTTGAACTCATAAGCCTCTGGAGCGCCAGTAAAGGCTCCAAACTTACTTGATAGCTGATTGTACGATTCAAGCACCTGATCGTTATTGACCGACTTGGTGTCGTTGTTCCAAAACTTCTCTGGCACGTTATCAGGACGACCAATAGCATCTGCTACGGCCTGCGAGTTATCTGTTGGTGCTTCTGCGGCTGCTTCTTCACTCATTATTTTCTCCACTGGTTGCATCTTCAAACTGTTTCGTCTGAATGATGATATTACGGACGAATTGCTTAATACCTTCAGCAATGCCAATCTCAATCTGCGTTGAGTTAGGGCTTGCTGAGGGCGTCATCATTAAGCTTTCCTTCCAAATCTCTAGCAATTCGCGACCGTCTTCGTTCTGTGCAAAGACTTTGTGTACACGAATGGCTTGCTTCTCAACAAGCTGCTCGAATACCTTCGCCTGCTTTAATCCTGTATCAACAAAAGCATCTAAACTATTGTCCGGTATTTCCACCTACATCCCCTCCTTGTTGTTGCTGTTGTTGCTGCTGCTGTTGTGCTTGCTGGGCTATCACTGTGGCTGCCTGCTTGATCTCTTCTTTGGTTCTGGTTAACTCGGCTACTGGCAATCCTAGCTTGTTAGCAGTCCATGATGGGATGTTCTCAACCTGCGCACCTAATGCAAGAACTTGCTCTGGCAGTTGTAGCATCTGCGCCCACCATACCTGAAAGTTACCAAACTCTTCCATCGATTCAGCTTTAGCTAGTGGCGACTGCATTTGAATAGTCACCTCTTTGCCGTCCACCTTCATAGAGGGTAGCCGGCCATTAGCAGCTAGTATTGCAACGCCACGCTCAACAAGAGGCTTGACCTTCTCTGTATTGAGTCGGCCAAACTGTGCGCCGGCAGTGCGTAGCATCTCTTGAGTACGAAGCATCTGCTCTGTAGCAGACTTAACCGGGTCAGTGACCTCGCCTAATGGATTGGCAAACAAGGCCTTATTGATATTATTCTGCAAGTCTTCAAGTATCAGCATGCCAACATCAAGGCGGCCGCTATTCTCAAGCGCCTTAATGGATGGGCCTGCGGTGGCGTTAGATGCTACGGGGATGATAGAGCCGGGGGCTATGACTACGTTGTGAGGGTTCCATGAGCCATCGCTAACAGCCGTATAGACGCCAGTCATCTGAAGCGCGGCGTTCTTAAGTAGATACTCTTTAACCTTGTTGACAGTACGAATATCAGGCAGCACGTCCAGCACTGGGCCGCGACCATAGGTCTCACCCGGTATTACATTAGTGCGCCATATGATTAGTGGGCTGGTGTCAAAGGTTTGACTGAAGATGAGCTGCTTCTTGGCTTCATAGATAACGACTTGATGAAAGATGCCGTCCTGCTTAACCACTCCATTAACGATCATAACCTTAGCTTCTGGCTGGGTTTCTATCATCTTCTCTAAGTCGGATCCAAACTCACCGGCCGGCCACATAGATTTAAGATCGCGGACCTGCACCTCATGTTCCCGCCATCCTGTATTGCGCACACCCTCACCAGGCTCAAGGTAGAGCTGGGCTAGTGGGATAGAAGTAAACTTGAATAACGGCTCACCTTCCAGCTCATTGCCCTCTTCAAAGAACATAGCGCCGGTAGATATGGCTAGATCCTGGTCGGATTCATTGGACTGATTGCTGAAATCAGACTCATTGAGGTGGTTAAAGAATACCTCTGTCGCCTCTTCCAGCTTCTTATTCAATCCGTCTCGGTCGTCTTTGGGCGTGTTAGTCCCTGCAACGAAGTCGAACCACTGTTGCCACGGCGGTGTATGCGCTGACTGCAATCTAGCTGCGTAGGTTCTAACTCCCATAGTAGCTGTTGAATCATAGATATGGCGGTTCTTCTTCTGCCCCGGTGAGTGAAAGTTAAATGTTTCTTTTTGAGGTAACGCATACTCGTAGGCCTCTTGAAACAACGAGCGCCACATCTCACGGCGGGCCTTAGCAGCGCCGAAGCGCTTTAATAGCTTATCGACATTATGGGGCATTAAGCAGTTCCACCTAGGTTGGTTGCTGTGCCTGATCCAGTAGACCTAATCAAAGACCCCCGGCCAGCTGCCTTAGATCGAGTTCGGGCCCTTCTTTGTGCTATCTCGCTATCAGCTTCGGCTAGTTCTAGCGCTGTTGTCTGCTTCTGTCTGGCAACGTCTTCTTTAGCCTTTCGCTGAGTTGCGCTTGCCCCTGTTCGAAACGGCTTCTCGATGGGCTTTGCTACATTCTCAAGGTTTCGCTCAGCCTGTGATGTTAGCTGATCCAGTGAGCGCTTTCTTTGCCTGTTAATACCGCTTGCTGCATCACTCATTTGGATAGCCTCTTATATAGTTGATAGGGCGTCCAGCACCAGAACGCCTTGATCCCTAGCAGGGATTTACACACCTCTACGCAGTTAAAAACGCAGAACATATGCCTATTATTACTTGGTCGTATTATAGCCTGAATGGTTAGGATTACACAGTCTGGCGCCAATAGTCTAATGTGCGGGTAATCTATCTTTGACTTGAGCTGTACATCGGTATGAACCGCGGTGTTATTGACTACCATCCAGAACTCTCCCCCGGGTGATTCCTTTACCGCGTAGCAGTGTTGGAACTCAGGCTGTAGCCAGTTAAACAGCCAATGCTTGTACTCAGAGCCTCTGAATATGATATGCCACTTCTCTGTAATATTGGTTGCTGGATCCATCAGAATACACTGAAATTAGATTTAGCTATTACCGGCGAGAAATCGCGCTCTTTCTGTGTGAGTACTTCCTGCCAGCCCATAGATAGTTGTCTAAGAGCATCAGCACAGTGGCTTGCCCAATCATGCAAGGGCGAGTCTCTGAATACTCCACGCTTCTCATCGTAGTCATATCGGTATTGGCTGATACATTCGACACCGTGTTTGCATCGTTTCTGATCAAACCAAAAGCGGTTGAATAGTCGTCTAGTGGCCTCAATACCGTCTGCTACCTTATGCTGCTGTACTACTCTAAACGCTATACCCATTTTAAGCGCAGTATCTCTACGGCTCTTACCTGTTGATAACTCCCTTACTTCGATGTCATGCGGTGCGAAGTGATCACCGTAGCTAATGCTATGATCGCGTTTGAACTGATCGAGATAGTTAATGTAGTGCGCCATTCCCTCACCAGTGTGCTCATAGTAGTTAACGAATCTTATCTCTTTGCCTACTGCCTGGACGAACCAGATAGTCATACAGTCAGCTATACCAAGATCCCAAAAGGTGTGGACGGGGATAGAAGGTTCAATAGGTATAAAGCCAATGCGACCATCGCGAAGAGTAGCAGCCATTTCCTTTCCATATACAGCCCCCCTGATAGCAGCAGTCCATGAGCACTCATATTCTTGCTCATATTCCTCATCGGTCATTATCCCCTTAGCATCCAATAACTCTTCATCGTCTACTATCTGAGTCTCGGAGGCTTTATGAACTACAGTGAACCATTTTTCATCTTGTTCAGCATGAGCATATAGGTCATAGAATGAGTTCTTGCCTTTAGGTGTACCAATGAATAAAGCCCAGCCTTTACGGTCAGACAGCGCAGGCCTTAATACTTCTCCAAATAGCGAGCTAGGCATCTGCGCGTATTCATCCAAAATACAACCATCCAGATAGATACCCCTAAGTGCGTCAGGCGTGTCACACCCGAACAGCTGTATTCTGCCACCGTTAGGATAATCAATGCGTAGCTCAGATTGGTTAACGACAATGCCAGGGATAACACGCGAGTAATGTTGCAGGTAATCCCACGCAATAGTTTTAGCCTGCTTGTATGTAGGTGCAAGGTAGGCATAGCGCGGCCTTTCCTTTGATGATGTCAGACAGTCTCTTAGTAGATGGTTAATACCAAATACAGTCTTACCAAAGCGTCTGTGGCAAACGACAACGGACCAGCGCTTAAGCTCGTCGTGTATGGCCTTCTGCAATGGTCTAGGTGAATAGGGTATTTCTATGACCTCACTCATCCTTTGATGGGTCTCGCCATGTAATGCTTATACCGCCGCTATGATCGACCTCGCCTGATACCTCTACAGCCTTAAGCTTAGGCTCAGTGTATTGTGCGACCTTATCCCATGCGTCTACAGCAAACTTAAGGCCTGCGAATAATGCTTGCGGGTCTTTGTCTTCGCTATCGTCGTACTCTTCGATTAACTCTTGCGCCCTATTGGCATTCTCTGCCATCTTCATAATAGGGTGGAAGTCCTCGCCATACATGGCCTGCAGGCGATTTAAGAGGAAGGCTTTGTTCTTGCCCCTCCCCCTTTTAGGTGTATCGCTCATAGAGCACCCCTTTTTGATTCTAAGTATTTGATGGGCTTAACCGTTAGTATCTACTAACTTTGGTTAATTATAGCTCAGTATGCGCCTACTTGGTGCGCTCGAATCGTGACATATCTGCTTTTGAGGGGTTGTAGGGTTCAAGGCCTGCTTTCTTAAGGATGGCGTGTGCTGTGCCGCTGTTGTGCGCCATACGTATTACAACTGACTCCAGGGCTTCGATGCGCTTGTTGAGTTGATCAATGTGGCTCATATCAACTTTAGGCTTTGCTGGTGGGCCGGGTTTTTTCTTTTGTGTTGGCTCTTGGGTTGTTTCAATGACGGTTGTAGATAGTTCCATACTGTTTTGCTCCACTGTTGAGTAATCTTGTTTTTTTGGCATCCTGTTCAGCTACCTGGAGTTTATAGTGAATAAACGAGGTTGCTGCGGTGCCTAAGCGCTCTATGGCGCTATTTATTATAAATTCCCTCATATTCATAAAGGAACTTTGTGGCATCCCTGCCCTTGCAAAAATATGTGCTAGCTCAATTAATGAACCAGCACCTTGCTCTGCGTTGTCGTCACATAAATCATCTATGCAATCGTCAACTAATTCATTGATCTGATCGGGTGTCACTATTCAGCCTCGGGATATAAAGCGATTAGCGTGGTCACTGTTCCAGTAAACGAAACCACCTCTTTAATCGCAACAGGTAAAATAGTACCGGATACTAGGCCGGCAAATGTGACTGTAGTGCCATCACCTCTAGCTGTTTTAACGGCCAAATCGCCCGCAGTACCGATATACATAGCCTGGGCATGCGGTGCTAGAACGCCAACCCCAGATAGGGCAGCAGCATCTTTGCCAGTGTGTGATGTAAAGCTCATAATCCTATTCCTATTCCGATACCGATTGAAAGATTAGTTTGTGGTACGCCCGTTGGCAATACCGCCCCTACTGGAGCAATTACTAGCGTTTGGGCTATTGATCGTCTAGCTATTGCTGCTGCAAATGTGTCAGGATCATCAGAATCAGCTGCTAGCGCCCTGGTAGCCATTGCGACTAGAGAATCTTGACCGCCTGAGCCTGTTGATACTTCCGTTTGATTATCAGGATAATTTGCTGGGAATCCTGATAATGCCGCTGTGCGGTGCATTGACATTTGAGCGAGGAATAGATTATCACCACCTACCCACGTTGCCGTAACAGACGGAGGGTCAGGCGCATCCGAGCTACCTTGGAATTCAGCGGGTGCCGATACAACACCAGCTAGATCACCCACCCACGCGGTAATAGCGCACGATATATGTGATGATTTGACAAGTACGTCAGTGGTGAAATTAACAGTTGTTCCGCCCTCTGTACCGTCTGCAATCTTTTTAAAACAGGCTAGAGATACTGAGGTGAAAACAACAGGGATATACGCATTCTCCCAACCAACGGGCATAGTGATAACAGGCTCGCCACCTGTTGAAACTTTGAGCAACATAAGCTCGCCAGCGTTAACTGTTGCGGGCATAGCCACACCATGACTAGTCGCCGCCGTCACTACTGTCGAGGTATTACCAGCTGCTACTGTTGGAAATGCCATTAACGCCTACCTGATACAAGTTTTGTGAAAGGTGCTGGGCATAATTTACCCGTTTTCATAACAGCGCGCCGCTTGCCATTCTTGCGGATCCACTTTGTGCCCTCTAAATCCGTAATTACCACGATATTCTCGGAGAGAGCCCATTCTTCGGAGTGATAAACAA